CATTCCTCAACCTTTGACCATTGGATTTCTTTTCAATCTCAAAATCAGCTTTTAAATCATTAATAATCTCCTTTTCATTTGTAGCAAATTCCTCCTCTTTTAAAGCGCAATAAACGAACGATGATTGAAGATTGAATAACTGACCTGCAATGGATGGACTGATTTCGTTTGTGCCTATTACAATGGCCGTTGTTTTGTCCTTGCGTGATTTAATTGATTCTATTTGTGCTGGTATGATTAACATGATTCAAAGATAGTTATTTTTTGACATAGTTAGGTTTTTAGGTGAATAAAGATGAACACACGTTTCTTCCATATTCATAATCCTTTTTAGTTATCTCTTTAACTTTAATTGATAACTACTCACCGCCCAAAAGTTCCAGTTAGGTACTGGCATCGGTAGGATTCTTTAGTTTCCCTTCACCACTTCGTTGCACCTCTGCAGAGCGAAGATTCTTTACAACCGATGTTATTCATCATTAAAACAATCTCAAAGTTAAAATCACATAACTTCTACCAATTTCAATGATGGTTCTTTTCGCAGTCGCTTTTATTCACCACTTAATTAAAGTTACATGGTAAGGGATAAAAACGGGAAAAAACCTTATTCAGATATAAAAGAAAATCCCCCAATCATTATAACTGTTCAGAGCTAAAATGAAAGGGGGAAAACCTAAAGCATCTGAACACAACAAATATAAATTGAATTGTGTTTAGTTCTATTTCTCGTTTTCAACAATCAAAGAATAAATTAAAATCGGTAGCCAAAAAATCCCTGTAACAATTAACCCCACAAAATTGTTACGAGAAAAAGGTAATGTTCGATTGAGGAACATCAAACTCATCAATCCAATAAGTGATAATCCTATCACCGTATATGAGATAAAAAAGAAAAGAAGCAGATTCATAATCAAGATTGTTTTCTTCTTCGTCCACGTTTTTTCGGTTGAATAGGTTGTTCTTCCTCTATTTGTAGCACTTCCTCTCTTTTCAATTGTTTATTGAGTTCAGCAATGGTTTGGTTTACACACGTCACGCAGCTTGTTACCTTTTCACTGCGGCCAGTCATCAACGATTTTAATCGAGCAAGTGTAATGCGCTCATCATTGTTTAACGCACCGTTCTTCCGCGCGTTGAATAAAAGTGTTTGAGCATCCTGAATGAGTGAACCATCCACAACCTTCTCCCATTTACCCGCAGGGCAGTCGGATAGCGTCATTTTTGTTTTGACATCGAGGAAACAACCGCATGGTTTAAAGGTCACTCCATCCAATGTCATCGTTTCACCGAGTGGATTTAACTTGTTGAGTGGTGTACCACACGTGCGCGTTGTTGCATTGTACGCTGGGCATTGAATGCATATAGCCATTCGCTTGTTGGCCATTTCAATAATCGTATTCATAGTCGTATAATTGATTTTCTTAATTCGTCTTTAGCAGCTTTCACGGTTTGATATAAATAGCTTTTTGGTATTCCTGTTTCTCGCGAAAGTTCATCGTAACTAAAATCATTCAAAGCATACAGATAAAACACTTCACGTTCAAAGAATGGTAAACGGCTAATGTAAATATCTAATTGCTCATTCGTCAATCGATCAGCCATCCATACCGATTCAACCGCCATGTTTTGCAGATGTTCATCGGTAATGTCTGCGTAAAGGTCTGAATGTTTGCGGTACAGGTTGTGATATGATGAACGGTTACTGTAATAAGCGATTCGAATGGCATGAGCTACGTATGCTTCAATATCTTTGATGTGATCCAGGTTGTTTTCGAGAATGCGGCCAATGGTATCGTGTAGCAAATCGTCCGCTTCAAATGAATTTGCGGTTAATGATAACGCAATCTTGCGCCAATGGTTATATCGCTCCTTTGAAATAGTCATCAATTACTTTAATGGTTGCTTCGAAACCTTTACTATATGTAGCGTAATATCCTCTTTCGTTCAATTCCTTTATCCATTCCTTTTGTTCCTTACTGACAACTCCTTTAATATCTTTAATCTCGATAAGCAATCCATGATAATTCCCCATTGGCTCGAAGATTTGCAGGTCGGGAACTCCTTTAACATAGCCAGTGGCCTTCATTTTTATTGCCTGTTTCATGGATGTCCTTATCCCACCTGCGGAAGCGCAATACAATGCTTGGGGATAAGTGTATTTAATGTAGTCAATAACCGCCTTTTGTACTCCAGCTTCACCGCTAAATGGCTTTTTATATGTTTTTTTGTATGATTTTTTTACGTTAGAAATCAATGAGTTATCGTTTAGTAAATTAATTTTAACAAATTTCTTCATTTTTTTCTTGTTTTATCAAAATAACTTTACATATATTTGCAAACAAATCAAAGATAAACAAAAAACAAAACAAAATGAAAGCAATCGCAAACACACAGATTTTAGACATAAGATTTAACACTACTTATGTAATTACTTCTGTAACTGACAAAAGAGTAAATTTAGATCAACCTGGATGCAAATACACAAGCTCAACAGGTAGAAGCTCATCTAAATTTTATGTTGGGCATAAAAGTTATGAAAATAACATTAATACAGGGGTTTGGCAAATAATAAATAATTAAATAATTAAATAATTAAATGGGGGGTGCGCATCCACAACGCACAATAACAAAGAAAAACAAAAACAAAATGGAAACAATGTACCAAGTTCACATCAAAGAGGGAATCAACGCGGAAGTTCGCAATTATGATTCATTAACAATGGCCAATCGCTATGTATTGGATAAGGCATCGGAAATGGGTTTAACCTATGGTTATGATGCAGATGGATGGGCATTCGCTCATGACGATCAAGGCGGTCCATGTTGCACTGAAATTTTTATCTTTCAAATTATCTAAGACATGGAACAGCAAAAAAAAGCATGGAAGCTGGAACTAACCAGCATGGAGTTGTCAATCTTACAAGTTGCATTCCATAAATTTAAGGATGATTATACAGGTGAATTGTTTAAAAATGCGCTTATCAGTACTGAAGAGGAACTATACTCATATAAGTTGATCAGTGAAATAAAAAATGAATCAATATGAAATTAAATCTAACATACCCCAAAAAGTTCATTTGTGTTCAATCGTCAAGTTATCCAACCGAACAACTCGACTTCAACCAAATAGCGCAGCACATCGCGAATGGAACGAACCGCACTCCACTCGAACGCATGGAGGAATTGTTAAACGAAAAAACCTATCAGAAATAATGCCCTGGATCAAAGACGAAGATGGCCAACCTATATTAGTGGCTAAAGATTCCATCGAAAACAAGTTGGACGAATTTCACATGCAAAGAGATAATCAAATAGCAAAAAACAGTTATACACTTAAAAACCAAAAAAAGATGAAAACAAGTAAAGTAAGGGGTGTCCAACCTAATGGACAATTTAAAGACATGAATGTTTTTGAGGTATCATTCGAGAATGGTGATGCTGGTAACAACTATGCAAAAGGCAGTTGCCGTTTTGAAATTGGAAAGGAATACCAATACGAAATCGGTGGCAGTGGCAAAACCCCATCAATCAAATTCATTGGTGAAGTTGGCGCACCTGCCAAATCATTTGGCGGTAATGGTGGATCATTCCAAAAATCTCCTCAAGACAAAGCGGAAATCGCTCGTGCAGTTGCGCTCAAAGCTGCGGTAGATGCCATTGGAGCAGGGGAAGAACCGTATAAATACGTGAACTGCGCATTGTACTTCGAGCATTATTTAACGACAGGCCAACAAGCGAACCAAGATGCGGTTGATAATGCTTTGAACGATAGGAAATCAGATGCTAACAATGACATTCCTTTCTGAATACCAAACGAATGGCTAATAACATTACAATTGCAACGAGAATGAAAACAGATTTTCAACAACTGATTAAAAACCACTTCGGTAACACGCTCAAATTTGGGCGCGTTATCGGGGTGAGTTACCCTACCGCCTGGCGTTATGTCAATTACCCAGTGTATATGCGATTAATCGACATTCAGAAAATATCTGATGAACTGAACATCGATATCAAGATAATCGTTCAGATGGCAATCAATAGCAGCGTAGTAACCATTAAAAACGAAGGTGATGAATAAGTATTTATTAAACGCTTACGACAAATTAAAGATGAACATGATTCAATCCCCCATCGCATTCGATTTGCTGCACGACATCGTGACCAATCCAAACGCGTCAACCCTAACGGAGATCATTAAATACGACAAGGAAAAGATGGTGCGGCCAGATGGTGACGAATTAACGAATGAGATTTTACAAGCTGTTTGTAACGTCTGTAAAATTGCACCACATGAATTATTTTGCCGCGCTCGTTATCGCGAGTTCAATGATGCTCGAATTATTTACACAACATTTTTGCGCATGGGAACGGATTGGAGTTTTGCCAAAATGGGCAGCCATCTAAACCGCCATCACGCGACCATGATTCATAACATGAAGGCATTTGATGCGCTCGTTGTTACTGATAAAAAGTTTCAGAAAAAAATAAATGAAGTGATCCGCATATTGAATAATAAAAAAATTTATACATTTGACGAACTACTAACTACAAAAAAATGGAAACATGAGCGAACTAACAGAAATCTTGAGAGAGGTGCGCGAATTGCATCTAAAACTCGACTACTTACTCCAAAAGAAAAAAAACGACAACAACAGATTCACACCGCCAACACTTGAGCAAGTTGCTGAATACTTCATTGAACGTGTGCCAAATGCTCAAACTGAAGATGCTCTTAACTTCGCAGACATCTTTATCAGTCATTACACGAATACCAATTGGTATTATGGCAAAAAGAAGATGAAAGATTGGAAGGCAGCGATGAGATCAGCATGGAAATTACACGAATTTATAACTAATAAAAACAACAACAATGACACAATTGGTCGAATACAAAGGTCTGAATTACAAAACTGGATTGACTCCTAATGAACGAGCCTATCTCGAAGCAAAGGAACAGGTGAGGTTGTGCGACATCACGCTACAAATGTTCAAATCATTAATAGCGCGAACGGTTGTAATCAGTGGAATTAAACAACTGCCATCCAGTGAAGAAACGCAAATGCTATTTACTAACGCCATCCATTACTATGCGTACACAACGATTGGTGAATATGCATTAGCATTTGAGATGAATGCGGCAGGAGTTGAATTTCCACGCGTTGAAAACTATGGCATGATAACTATCCAGTTCCAATCTGACGTTCTAAAAAACTACACGAATGTCAGAAACCAAATGAACATTGCACTCGAAAAAAAGAAAACGAAAATGGAAACACCGATTGCTGAATACAATGAACCGATTAATTGGAAGGAGATGTTTACAACTGATATTCAGAGATGGAAGGACAACCAACGAACAACGGTAATGATTCTCGCGCCTAACTTCATAGCGAAGTTTTACGAACTTGAAGCCATTAACGATGACTGCTGGACAGATGAACAATGGAAACAATGGAAGTTCGCAGCACGATTCCAAGTTATCGAAGATTTGCATCTAACCAAAACACGATTGGAACGGATGAACAAGGATGAAAAAATCTCCTTTAACCAATCAGTTCAAAAAGAGTTGATGCGCAAGTTATACGCGGATATCATGGACAGCACAATTTTACAGCAACGAATAATTGATAAGTTATGAAAACTTATAATGTCCGATTTGAATTGTATGGAAAGAAATATCACATCAAAAAACAATGTGATAATGAAAACCTATTGAAGCAATTGATAAGAATGGATATCCTATTTACGCAGATCAATGAAGTACCATCAGAAAAAACGAATATTGAATAAGTTATGAAAGCATTTTATTTTAGTGGTAATGATGTATGTTTAAATCCTCATTCAAGTACTTTTAAATGTTTAAAAAAATACGAAGCCATTGTTGATGTCGCTGATATTGGCAATGGATGGTCTTTCGGAACTTGTTTCTTTGGCGATAATGAAGGACATACTAAAGCAGTTTGGAAGAAAGGTCAAAAATTTCGAACTCAACGAGATGCCTACGAAGCTGGTATTAATTATTTAATCAATGTGATCGAATTAAAACAAAATGAGAAATATAATTCCATTCTTGCGATGCTCAAAGATGAAGTCATAGTTCATAATCCCAGCAACCAACTAACTTTATTTTAAATGCAATACCACGCGAAACAAATTGAAGCACTCGAACAACTATCCATCGACAACGATTGCAGGCAGTTGTTATATGGTGGAAGCGCAGGTAGTGGAAAATCTTTTCTCGGTTGTGATTGGCAAATCAAAAGACGATTGAAATATCCAGGTACACGCGGATTAATCGGTAGGTCTGAACTTAAAAAACTGCGCCTTTCAACTATGGCTACATTCTTTGAATTGTGTTCCATGTATGGGTTGAATCCTGATAAGCATTGGACGTATAACGGCCAAGACCATGTGATTAAGTTCTACAATGGAAGTCAAATTATATTGATGGATTTAGCAGATTTACCGAGTGATCCCGAGTTCCAAAGATTTGGTAGTATCGAATTAACGGATGCATTCGTTGATGAAGCTGGAGAGGTAAGCCAAAAATGTATCGACATCCTCTCATCGCGATTGCGTTATAAGCTAATCAATGACAAACCAAAACTACTCATGACTTGCAATCCGCACAAAGGTTGGTTATACAATGAGTTCTTTGATGCGCAGCGTAATGGCACAATAAGAAAAGATAGGCGATTTATACAGGCATTACCAACCGATAATCCCCACGTTTCAGAGGTGTATTTAGAATCATTGCAAATGCTACCAATCATTGACCGCAAAAGGTTGTTGGAGGGTGATTGGGATTACGATGAAACGAAGGATAGGATTTACGAATACGATGATTTACTCCGATGTTTCCGTTTGCCATCCACAATTATCCAGGATAAGTTCATCACTGCGGATATTGCGCGTATGGGTAACGATAGAACGGTAATCGTGTTGTGGAATGGACTACACGCGGAGAAATTTATTGTCTTAAAACACAAACCAATTAATGAGGTGGTTGATACCATTCGCCAGTTGTCCGAATCAAATGGTGTTCGGTTGTCGAATGTGCTATGCGATGAAGATGGGATTGGTGGTGGAGTGGTTGACTTTATGAAATGCAAAGGGTTTCTAAATGGATCAAAAGCTGTGCGCGATAATTACATGAATTTAAAAGCGGATTGTTATTTTAAGTTAGGTGAACTGATAACAACGAATGCCATTACTTTTGAATCAACGCACAAAGACATCATTATTAAAGAACTCGAAATGATTAGACGCGAGAAAATTGATAGCGATGGAAAACTGCGAGTAACTAATAAGGAAACATTGCAGAAAAAATACGGCATCTCTCCCGACTTCGCAGATGCTATCATGATGAGAGCGTTCTATGAACTAAAAAAGAATTTTGGAAAATATGCCTTTGGTTAAATTAATTTTATATATTTGAAATCTAAAACAAAACAAAATGAAACTAAATGAAATGATTAAACTGGAAGCCGAATACTACGCAGCGTTCGGTGGCGATGGAATGAGTGGCGAATCGTATTTCGCGTTTATGGCAGGTGCTAAATACGCACTCAAGTTAATTGCTCAAGAGATCAATGATGAACTATAAATTGACAGCAAACTCAATTTAGTGTCAATAATTGGTGATACACAAACTCTTTTGATAATCAAAAAAAGGAAAATATGAACGACAAAAAACAGACAGCAGATGAAATTTTGAAGAAGTATGAAGATGATAATGAGTATCATTTCCACAGCGTAGATAGAAAATGGATAATTGAAGCTATGGAGGAGTACGCAGCATTGCGCCAACCGTCTGTTATAAGTTGTGTTTGCCCTAATGAAATTAAGACAGGCACGGTATCAATTCATTGTTGTAATCTATGTGGCAAACCCGATGAAGATTGGTGGGGCAAATTTGCAGCTAACATGGAATAGACGCATCTATTATACACAAACTATTTTGATAATCAAAAAAAGGAAAATATGAGCGACAAAAAACAGACAGCGGTACAATGGTTATTAGAACAATGGCCTATTCTTGAATCACAGTTACCGACAGCGATTATTAATAACGCATTACAAATGGAAAGACAACAAATTATTGATGCGTGGAATGATGGCGATTACGCTTATTTTTATGACATCAATGGTAAAGAATTTGAAGATGGGGACGAATATTATACAGAAAAATTTGGAGGTAAAGAATGAAAAATGAAATTACAAAAGATGAACTTGAAAAAGTAAAGGTATTGAATCTGTTAATGTGGTTACAAGCGTCCATTTACGCAGGCGATGAATGCGAACCAATCAAATGGTTCTACAATCATCAAACGAAAATGTTATTGAAACGACTGAACGACATCATCCAGCGTGAACACGGCAAGACAATAACCGCGTTGTGGAATGCGGATGGCGCAATACTGCCCGACATAACTCAACAGATTGATGATTTTACTTATGAAATGTCAACCTATGGATATTGGATGCTGCCCGAATTAACCGAATTTATCCGTAAACAAAAAGAAACACAACCTAAATTAGAAATAAAATGAATATAACACACGATTTTGACAACCTGCAAAGCGAAACCTACAAGGAAGTGATAACCGATCTCATTGCGCGTGAAAAGATGGGCAGGATGAAGTACGGAGTGACTGTGGACAAAGCTAATTTAAGCGAACAGGAATGGCTCAATCACGCATACGAGGAAGCACTCGACTTCGCTATCTACTTAAAACGTATAATGTCGTTAAAAAGATAGCGTTCAACCCAACCGAATAAAGAGTGGCTTTGCGCCACTTTTTTTTTGCTTCGATGTTTCGGTCATTAACTTGTCTTATATCCCTCAATTCGCGCTCAATTTGTGCAATATATGACACATTAAGCTCATTTATCTTGGTTAACGCCTGATTTTCTCGACTTAATTTTTGATTGTCTCTATTCAGATAATACATTTTATTCACTGCCAACAATACCAACCGCCTTTCCTCACTCAAAGAATCCAGCACGTTCACTCTGAATGAGTTTTTGTATTGCCTTTGTGTATGCGCTATCAATGGCAATAGAATCATAAAGGTAAATAGTATCAATTTGCTTT